AGATGAGTTTAGTGTAATTAAGGATAAAATCAACATAAAAGATATAAAGCATCTTAGGATAAAGCCAAGTTTTTTGGTTCTCTTTGATAAATATCTAGAAGGTTTAGAGGAATATGAATGATACAAGTAAGGATGTAAGAGCATATATTTATTCTCAATTAGATGGGAATATAACTCACGATGCAAGTGGAGTTCCTGTAGTTGCAAAACCAACGGATCTCACATCATATCCTTATATTGTTATTCAGTCTTCTAATTTTGCTGACACTAGTTTAAAGGATAGGTTTTACGGTACTCATGAAGTAGAGATACAAGTTCACACCAAATTTCCTTTGAACTATGGTGGGCAAGACGATTGTGATGATATTTCAAATTCGATTACACAATTGATTAGAACACATGATGCTAGTTCTAATTTTGGTAGTGACACAATGTTTATATTTAAACAAACTAGTCAAAGGTATTTAAATGATGATGATGGACAGTATGATTACTATACTAAATCATTATTCTTTGATGCCGAGGTAATAAGTAATAGTTAATGAATGGAAGTAGTCTCCTTTTATATATTGATGACGATAGGCTTTTATTTTCAAAATCTCACAGTTTTTCGTTTGATGGGGATATGGTTGATGTATCCACTAAAGTACCTACGGCTTCTATTGTCGGAGAAAGTTATTATTGGGAGACTGCTAATTTAAATTGGGAGGTTGCTGATTTAAATTGGGATGATATTATTTATGACTCTTCTTTATCCGGATGGAGTGAGTCAATGGTTGGATATCGTTCTTCAAAATTCTCTGCTGAAGGATTACTCAGTTTAAATAAGGTTTTTCAAAGTTGGGACACAACAGATTATTATTGGCAATTATTTGATGTTAATTGGGAAGATGGTGCTATTGATCCAAACCCATCAACTAGTTTAGATGATTTAATAATAACAGGGGAGGAAGTTAAATTTCAGATTTTAGATATAAACATGAACTCAGTTTTTGTTGGTAGATGTAAGGTGTCTTCGTATGAGTTAGTTGCTAATAATGAAGGAGCAATGTTCTTTAATGCTGATTTTAGTGTAACGGGAGTAGTTAGTTAATTATATCTATTTTTTTATTTATCTTTGAGTTAAAATTAACAATATGGCTGCAATTAACGGAACTTCATTAACACTTTACATACCTCAAGGAGCGGTAGGCTCAGAAGTATGGGTACCAATAGGATTAGCTAAGTCAGCTAGTCTATCAATATCTGCTGATACTCCGGACATATCTACTAAAGATAGTAATGCTTGGACAGAAGTAATGGCGGGTATTCGTAGCTTCTCAATGGACTTTGAGGCTCTTCTGAGCCTTGGAGATGATGCTTCTGCAAATGGATTTGTTCCTTTATATACTTACTTTTCTGATAGAACTACCTTAAAGGTAGCTTTCGGAAAGGATGGTGGATTTTGGTATGGTGATGCAATTCTTTCCTCTTTAGAGCAAAGTGCTGAAGCAGAACAACCGGTAAGTTATAGCGGTTCCCTAACAGGATCCGGAGCATTGGTTTACAGTACTCTTACTCCGGTAAGTTCTAACTACCCTTAATAATTAACTAATTAATTAAATTTTATGGCAACAAACAAACACAGAGGTACTTGTATCATCAGCATTGGTGGCAAGGAAAGAGGATTGGTATTCAATATGAATACTTATGCGATATTTTGCGATGGGTTAGATATTAATCTAACTGAAATGGATAAGGTTTTCTCAGATAGAAGACAAGCAAAGGCATTATGTTGGTTATTATATTCGGGATGTGTAGCTTATGATGAGAAGAATAATAAGGATGTTGATTACAACATACATGACTTCTATGATTGGGCAATGGAACTCAGTAGTGAGGACACCAATAAGGTAATGGAAACCATGATGTCTTCTCAGAATTTAGGTAATGATTCTAATAATGGAATGTCAAGAAACATTGTTAAGTCAACTAAAGATGATTTAAAAAAAAATTAATCACTTTCGATGACATATTGGATCAAGGAATAGGAACGTTGGGTTTATCACCCGACGTTTTTTGGTTATTAACGTGGGCAGATTTTGTTAGACTAATGGAAGCATGGACACACAACCAAAACCAATCTTGGGACAGAACTAGATATCAGTCTACTATGGTAGCTAATTGCGCTATGGGTAGAAAAAAGACAATTAATCCAAAAGATTTATTCAAATTACCTCACGATTTTAGTAGTGAATCAAAAACCCCATTACCTACAAAGGAAGAGATGGATGCTTTAAAAGGAAAGTACATGAAACTACCTATCTAATATTAATTAAATTTGTATTATGACTGAAAAGAATAGACTAATTTTTGAAGCAATATTAAAGACAAGAAACTTTAATAACGGTGTCAAAAAAGTTCAAGCCGGATTTAAGCAATTATCTAACATGGTTACTGCTTTTTCTACTGCATTTATGGGCGCTCAACTTCTAGGTATGTTCAAGGATTGGGCAACAGAAGCGGGTAAAGTGGAAACTGTAAATAGAAGTTTTTCTAGATCATTTGGTGTAATGGCTTCTGAAACTGAAGCTAGTTTATCTAAAATGTCTACAGTTCTAAAAAGAAATACTTCTGAAATGAAAAGGGGAGCGGTTTCTTTTCAAGCATTCTTTACGGGATTAGGATTTGCTAGTAAGGCATCATCACAAATGTCGGTGGATCTACAAAAGATGTCTGTTGATTTGGCTTCTTTCTTTGGTATAGCTGATGCAAATGCACAAAAGAGATTTCTAGCTGCACTAGCGGGTTCTCCCGAAGTTCTTGATCAGTTTGGTATAAACCTAAAACAAGCTGCATTACAAGTTGAATTATACAATATGGGTATAAAGACAACTGTACAGAATACAAGCGAGACAATAAAAACTACTGCTAGATTAGCCATTATAATGCGTTCAATGTCATCTGCCGGAATATTGGGGGATGCATTTAGATCAATGGACACATATGCGGGTAAAGTTAAGGCATTAGAAGCTCAATTTCTTGAATTTGAGCAGAGCATGGGAAATGTTGTTATTCCTGTTTTAATTAAGGGAATGGAAACATTAAGTGGTTTGTTTACTATAATTGATAATATATTAAAACTTGGTGATTTATCTGATTTCTTAGCGGGTGATGCTATTAGGGCAGCAGAAATTAAAGAATATAGAAAAGAACTTGAGAAAATAAAAGAAACTCAGTATTTTCTTAATCTTCTCTCTGAAATGAATATTAGATTTAGGGATGCTAGTAGAGTGTTATCTAAAGAAGAGTATGCCATTTTTGTTTCAATGGTTCAGAAAGAAACTGAATTAAAAAAACTTTTAGAAGAAGGTAATTTAGAGAGAGCGGATGAAGATAAATACAGAAAAGCATTTATTTATTATTCTACTGAAGTTCAAAAATTACAAGTAAAGATTAATGAAGCAACTAAAGAACAAGTAAGGCAACAAGAAGAGTTAAATAAATTAAAAAAAGAGGCTCTTGATTTAATATTAGATGAGGAAAAACAAATTAAAGATAGACATAAACTTGAGGATGAAGCTAGAGGATTTAATAGAAAAGATTCATCTGAATTAGAACTCTTAATATCAAAACAAAAAGAACTTTTACCAATATATGAAAAACAAGCAATAGCGGGAGCAATAACTAGCGAGGAGTATGGAACTCAGCTTTTCAGACTAGTTGCTATGCAACAAGCACTAGAAAATGTTTTAAAATTAGAGGGTAAAATAGCAAGACAAGAAATTAGGGAAGGACAACAAAAAGAAACTCAACAAATTAATCCAATTTTAGGTAGAAAACAACTTTTTGAAAAAACACTTGATTTAGATACAGGACACGTTATTAGAAGTGCATTTGCTAATGAAACATCAGAAGCATTAATGGGTGTTGACGATATGTGGGATAGAATAGGTAAAAAATTTAGTGAAAGAGCATCTCAAACAGTAGAAGTAATGAAAGCCGTTACTTTTAAGAAAGTAAGAGAAATGTCTATTGGATTACAAGATTTACTACAACCATTTGTCAATGCGTTAAATCAAGTTTTTGATCAAATGTTAACTCCTCCGGATGCTACATTAAGTAAGGAAGAACAAGCCGAACAGACAAAAGCAGCGTTTGCCGGTATTATAGTTGGTTTAGGACAAGCTATGATGGCGATTGGACAGGGTATGATTCTTACAGCTATTGGATTAAAAACATTAACAATGAATCCTATAGCGGGTGCTGCTATTGGTGCAGTAATGCTTGGTGTTGGAGCGGGTTTAGTTAAGTCGGGAAAAGGTAAGCTACAGAACCTAAAGAACGCTGCTCACGCAAGAGATGCCGGAGGGGGTGCAAATTCCGGTTCGGGAGTTGGAGGATTTCGTGATATGATGGGTGCAATACAAGGAGAACAAGTATTTAGATTAGCCGGTAATGATTTAGTTACGGCACTTAATAGAACAAACAGATTCCAAGGATCAATAGGAGGATAAAATATGGCTATATACGGTAAAAAATACACATTAGAGTTTGATGACATTATTTCGGGAGAGTATAATGATTACAAACTTGAAATATTTAAAAAATATGAAACAGAAAATTTAAGCACAACTAATAATGTTTATGTAAGTGGTTATAATCTAAATCAAGGATTGCTTTATAAGGGTACTCCTGTTTATATTGAAGCGGGAGTAATATACAGATCAAAAGCAAATGATCCGACATCAATGCCCGCTCAAGGTGTGATATACGCTGATATGCCTCAAAGTTCGGGGGGCAATGTGTTGATTAAAGGCTATGTTGATGATTTATTAATTTCATTAGGTAATGCATATGTAGGTGAAACCGGAGGATTAACTAATACCACAACGGGACTTACTCAAGTTCAGTTATTGGGAGTACAGTTTACTGCTAGTAAATTTATTTTATTTGATCAAGAGGTGACATTAAAAGGAACAGGGAGTCCTATACGGCTTAATTACAATTTAGTTGATGATGACATTTTATCTCCATTTAGGGCAAGTTATTTAGATATTTCTTTTTATAAGGAGAGTTTATCTGATGATTTTTCTGAGTTGTTTGCAGCAGAAAACGATGCATTTAAAGTAACGCTTAAAAAAAATAATGTTTTGTTTTGGCAAGGTTGGATAGGTTCACAATTATTTTCAGAACCATTTGCATCACCTCCTTATCCCATATCATTAAGAGCATATGATGGATTACATCTATTGAAAAATATACCTTACTTTGATGATCCGGAAGTATTCCAAGCAACATCTAATTTGTTTAATGATAGATTTGGTTACCATAATATAGTAGATGTTGTTGAGAAATGCATCTATAATACGGGAGTTTTAAATAATGTTTTTTATTGCATTAATATTCAAAATTCAGAAAGTGTTAGTAGTTCATTATTTTTCCCCGTTAGATCAAGAGTTCATCATCAAACATTTTTAAAAGGTGAGTCTAATTCTATGAATATGGAAGAAGTTTTACAAATGATTTTAAAATCTTTAGGTGCAACAATATATCAAAGAGATGGTAATTGGTGTATTATTAGAATTTCTGATTTTACTTTAAAAATTACACCATCAATACTTAAAAGAGATACATGGATATCAGACTCAACAACCGAAACTAATTACATAACAACAAATCAATCTACGGGTAGTGTTAGTGATGTTACTGACAATGTTGATTTTTTAAAAATTGATGGTGATGCTACAATGACAATGCAATACCCATTAAAAGAAATTATTGTAGAGCAAGAGTTTGATCACGACATGGTAACTAGCACAACCATTGATTCAGTAAGGGATTTGGGTGCCGATGATCCATCGGGTACATATTTATTTACTGAATGGGAACCAAGCGGATCTAATATTCAAGAAGCAGTTGTATTGAAAAGTAATGAAGTATTAGGCGAATCAAGAGATTTATCTAAATCATTTATTGAGGCTGATTTAAGTGCTAGTGGATTAGTTGTTGATTATTGTGATCCATATTTATATTATCCTCTTTCTCATGATTGTACAATAGATAGTTCAAAAATAACGGGGGTAAGAGCAGAAGTCAAGGCTCGTCCATTAGGTAGAAGTTTAATTTCAAGTGAGGCTATTTCCGTTATGTTTAGTCCAAAATTATCTTACACAGATAATGGTGTTTTAAGTGAGACGGGTTTTGGTAGATCATCTGAATATACAACTTCTATGATTAATAAAAGCATTTTAAGAATAAATGCAGAGGCTTTTGGTGTTCCTAATTTACAATTAAGACAAGGACAATTAACGGTTAGAGTTACAGCTAGTGGCACAAGTACTATACAGTTTACAATAAATATAAAAGAAAATGGAGTGCCTTGGTGGACAAGTGGTACTATAACATATAGTTCTTATCCAAGTTATCCTAATCAATATCATACAGACGAATACGTTTTTGGTGGTGGTTGGGAAGGAGGAGCAAGACAAGGATTATATCCTTATTCACCCGGATATACATCTCAGACAGGTAATTTTGAATTGGCTGAAGCTGATTATGAGGTTGAATTTATATTAAATTCGGGTAGTTTATTTGCTAATAGATTTGAATGGTTTATAAGAGGAAACACTACACCGGATATTACTGATCCGGCATTTGAAGATTCTTGGGTTAGTATGTCTACACCTTTGGGTATTTTTGGCGCAACTACAGATAATTTTGAATATGGTGTAAAAAATAGATTTCCCTTTGTTGCTCCACAAGTTTATAAAAATGGAGGTAATTACGGTACAACAAAACCTAGAACTAATAGTAATGATACAATAGCTAGTACTTTTAGAAAAACTTTTGATTGCCTTGATAGTGATTGGTTCGCTACTTATATACAAACCAATAAAATTAACGATTGGACTAATTATAGTATAACGGGGACAGAAAATTGGCAGAATACCATAAGTGATTTAAATGTAAGTATGAATATTTTTGGAGGTGCCAAAGTTATTGCTGCTAATGAAAGTGAAATAGCATCTCCATACACAGATACATATGATGTTAGTTATACAGATATTAAATTATTACCCCTTGTTAGTAGTAGTTCTTTTGTTCCTAAAAAACAAGAATACGCAATAACTCAATCGGGTAATTTTAGTAGTAAATTAAAAAAAGAAGTACAAATAGGTTCGGGTTTATTTAATACGGGTTCTAAAAGATATATAACATTTACATCAGAAAGTGGTTCTACCGCAAAAAAGAGTTGGGATACTTTTCGTGATACTAGGGGTACTAGTGTGGGGCAAGGGGTTGAGAATGCAACAATACAACATTTACTTTGTGCTTGTTACATGGAGTTATATAGAACGTCTGTACGAAGATTAGATGGAACACATTACGGTAATTACAAATATGGTGATAAATTAATGCCAATAGTTAATGGTACCGTTGAAACACTAAACGGTAGTCAAGGAAAATTTTTCCCAATGAATGTTGTAATGGATTTAAAAATGGCTAGGACAAGTTTTAGTGGTGATGATTTAATGGATAACACAGGAACAGATTGGCAATCTTCATTAACCAAAACAATAAAGTGGATTGGAGATAACAATATTACTCAAACAGAAACTTTAACTTAATTTTTTTTTGGATTTGTAGAAATCTTTATTTAGCATTGTACAGTTAAATAAATGTTTCACTAAACAAGAAAGAATGAA